GCAACATCCTTATAAGTAGTTGGTGTTTGTACTTTATGTGGTCTATTAGTTTGGTAACTGAATATGTCTTCCATTGTTTCTTTGGAGAAATTATCAGTTTTTGGTATTTCTACTTCAACAAAATAGAATCCATCTAGACCATATCCGATTGCCGCTTCACATCTATGATGTCCTGCAAGAAGACCCCATGATACAAGCGAGTTACCATTTTTAACTACAATTGGCAGTGGTTCAGATAAATCCCATCCATCAATTTTGAATGATTCTTGAAGAGCTCTTACTTTATCTGGTTTAAGTCCATCCCACCTTACTCTATTTGTTTCAGAAGAACTCATGCCTATATCTTTAAATTTGATAAATTTAACACCAATGATCTTAGAACCTTTAGGAATATTTCCTATTCCTACAAGTTTTTCGTGTGGAATATTTTTAAATGTATCTAGAGTAAGTTTATTTAATGCAATATAGTCAGACATAACTAACTTTCTAGGCAAAAAAGCCTATTTTATAATTCCCGCCAGATAGGAAGTAACATACTTCGGTATCTGTCTTATATTAGCAAGAGAATTATGTTCTTCATTATACTCAATTGAGTACCCAAATTAAACTGGTCTGACTGGATTCGAACCAGTAACCCTCGACTTAACAGGTCGATGCACTGCCGTTGTGCTACAGACCAACGATCTTGACGGGAATCGAACCCGTAGCCTTCGGCGTGACAAGCCGATGCGCTAACCAATTGCGCTACAAGACCAAAAATATCACAATCAAATTTAATCAACTACTAGTTAAAACCTTTGAACAATAATCATACATTACAATTCCTGATGCCGTTCCTACATTCAGACTACGAACCGAACCATATTGCTTAATATAAAGCAGTTCTGAACACATTTGAATAATTTCTTCAGGAAGACCTACTTGTTCTTGCCCAAGAGCAATGATATAGTGTGTATTGATATCCCATTCATAATCATCAATCGACTTGGCATCTGAAATATTATCAATACCAATCATTTTTACATTTGAATGTGTATCAAAAATATTCTTCATTTCTTCAATCAAATCTGTAGTAGTACGGGCATGAGCAAAATGCGTATAACGATGCGTACCTACAGTACCACGACGATCATATTGTTTTGATCCGTAAATAATTACCTTTGAAGCCAAGAACGCATTTGCATTACGAATAACTGTAGCGATATTGAAATCGTTATATAAATTACTACAAAGAATCGTAAAATTGTTCCTTTTAGTGTCGAGGTCGGCGACGATATCTTCGTGTTTCCAGTAGTGGTAGTGGTCAATGACATTTCTTGTCTCCATGTATATATTATAGCAAGATCCTAGCAGTTGTCAAGGATTCCTTGACATGTTAAGACAAGTTTCTTCGTTTCATCTCTTCGACTACTGATTCTAAATCTTTTTGGGCATCAATCATTTGAGTCTTAAACATTTTACGATCCTTGTACATCTTATCCATTAGGTCTGGAAGAAATCCACGAATATCTTTTCTATAAGTTGTTCCGTTTGCGGCAGTCGAAAGATTCTTTTCTTTATTTTCTTTCAGAACGCTCAATGAAACTGAACCATTGTTTAGAATGTCACTAGGAGAAACAATACCTCTAGCTCCATCATTGGTCGCAGTCTCTGGCGAAATGTTATATTGCATAATAAGATGTGGATAAAGAGAATTAAGATCGTAACTTACGACCCAATCATACATTCCTGTCAATGGTTCCTTTACATATGCACCTGCATATTGCTCGTTCTTTGAACCTTTTTTCTTCGGGGGAATGATAATATTCTTTTGTGCCAAATAATTGTAAATAATAACATCCCATGTTTTTACCTGAGAAAACACATCAGAATAATTAACATTTGCAGAATAGGCAAGAGCAATGGCGAGTTCCATCAATTTAAGTTTTTCTTCAAGTCTTTCGACAAGAATAACATCTTGAATATTATATTCGATGAACTTTTGGAAATTCTTAGTATAGAACTCCTGAATTGTTTCATACTCATCATATGCCAATTTTCCATCACCTAATTCAACTTGAGCAATATGACCAAGACGATATGATTCTTGATTTACATATGTAAAAGTTTTGTAGAGTTCATAATAATCCATTGTCGATATTCCAATAATATCATAAACTTTACTTTCTACATTATGACCCTTTCGGATGACCATCTTGTCTCTAATTATACCCCAAGGAGAAAGCCTTTTTGCAAATTTCTTACCGAATAATTTTACAATTCTATTATACAGATAAGGTATATCAAAAAAACGAATATTCCATCCCGTCAATATATCGGGATAATCCTCTTCAAACCATTCAACAAAACTAGCAAGTAAAAACTCTTCTTCATGAAAACATTTTACTTCTTCATTGTTCTTTTTTGTATATGCACCTAAGCAAAAAACAACTGGAGGTTTGTCAGCTCTTTTTGCAGTAATAGCAATTACCTTTTCCTCTGGGTCTTCTATCTTTGGAAACCCATTTTCACATGTGGTTTCTATGTCGATGTACATGACATCAATGTTAGAAACATCATAATTAATATTATCACCATAAGTTTCACGAATATATTGATATTCCGATGCAATTTCACCATGTATTTCAAATCCCTTCACATTCGAATATCGTTCAATAAATTCACGATATTCCTGCATATTTTCAAAATCAATTTTACTCAGATTTGAACCACCAATGCTCTTGAATTTTGATGCCTTATCAGTAGTTACAAATAAAGATGGTCGAAATGATATTGTGTCTCGTTTTTTAGATCCATTCTCATTATATCTAACAAGAATTTTAGATCCATAAGAATATACATTGGTATAAAATTTCATAATAAGAGTATATCACCTTTCAAGTATTAATCAAGACTTATCTTTTTCAGAAATATATGCCTGCAATAAAACAATATAATTTATGATATCAATACAAGTATCATTAAATGATTCGTCCTCTACATGCATTTTACCATTATAAACAAATGAGCTCAATCGACTCATTTTATCAGTCAAACGAACAAGAAATCCTTGTTCCGTTTTACATATACCCATATTTTCTACACGAGTAAAATTAGCAAATGGATTGCCACCGCCGCTTCCAGCATAATCTGCATTCTTTTTCTTCATCAATTCAAGTGCAATTTTGCAGAGTTCTTCGTGTCGTTTAAATAGGTCATTATTTATCATATTAAAATACTTTCTAAAGAATTATCATTATTTTCAATCTTAAAAGAAAACTTGCCCTTCTTTGAAAAACACCAAATGTTTTCGATAAAATCATTCGAAAGGTGTTTCTTCAAATCTGTCTTATTTAAAGTCTTAGGTCTTTGTTTGATACGCATACCAATTTGACCTAGAAAATGGCCAGTCAGCTGTGTGGAAACATAATCTACCATTTCATCACAGGTTTTATGCCGAATACCATTTACCTTTGGATCCATGATATTTATCATCATGACACCAGATGGACTCAGACATTCAAAAGTATTTTTAAGAACAGGAAATAAGAATTTATCTCGCCAATTATCATATTCAGGATATCGACTCCATGATTGGTCTTCTTGTTTTTCTCCACCTTTATTATATTCTTCTGTTGAAAAATATGGAGGAGATGTAAAAATACAATCAATTCCTCTATCTCCTACTTCTTTTTTCCAATCAATATCTTCGGCAGGAAGATTGAACATAACAACATGTTTGATTCCCTTTATTTCAACTCTATTGCCAGTTTCAATTATAGTTGGATTATTACATCCAAGATATTTTTCATATACAATGCATTGTTGTTTATAAATTTTAAATGTATTTGGATTTGGATCACAACCATAAAATTTAATAGAACTATTAGCAGTATAGAAGCCAGCCAATCTGTCTCCCCATCCCATACTAAAATCTAAAACTATTTGACTTGAGCAATAATCATAAATTGATTTTGCAACATGTGGTTTAAATTGTGTGGCAACATATGCACCAAGTCTAAATGAACCTCTTATGTTTGTTTCATTTATAGTAGTAGTTCCCATTCTCCAAAATATCCAATTCATTTTTTCTAATAGATTTTTATCATTCCAAATTTCTATTGGAGAGGAAAATCCATAGGAAGAACAAGACATTCTATTTTCTTGTTGAAAGTAGTTACTAATATCATTATAATAATGACCTAATTCTACTAAAAAATGTCCGTATGTTTTAAACGGATATTTGTAATCAGAATATTTTTCTACAACATCCTGTTTATTTGGATAAGAGAAGAAAGATTTTGCTCTCTTATGATAAAGAGAGAGAAATTTATCTTTGACTGTTTCTTCTTCTATTTGTCTAAATGGAAATTTTGGTTTTGCAGTAAAAATATACTCTGCTAGACCTTTTTTGATTTCTATTTTAGTGTTAACTGAATTTAAATATTTCCAATCATTTATAGAAATATCAGGAATTCCATCAGAATTTACTCTGTTTGATATAAATCGCTCGACTGTTTCCATTCTTTACCTGTGCTTCCAAACCCACCATTTCTATTGCCTTTTCTTAAGGGTCTATCTGGTGTATATTGTAAAATTGCTCTATTATTAAAGACCATTTCTGCTTGAGAAATTCTGTCTCC